AACCTAAATAAGTTTACTGTAGAACACGAAAAGAACGTAACAGGAGTTAATGTTATTGAATCTTGGGTAGTTGAAGACCCTAAGAACGATAAATCTAACCTTTACAACTTAGAGCCTAAAGGTGGTGAGTGGGTAATGATGTCAAAGATATATAATGATGATGTATGGAATGAAGTTAAGCAAGGCACATACAAAGGATATTCTATAGAGGGTAAGTTTGATGGTTTACAAGACTTGGAAATGTCAGAAGATAACGAAAGAGAAGAAACTATTGAAGCAATTAAAGACTTCCTAAAAAGTATATGAGTAAGTTTAACTTTTCACAAAGGTATATAGATAGCACATCTATTGATGATACTGATGGTATTATATTAGATGTAGTTGGTAGTGATGTACCTAAAAGAGTTGATTATAATAACTTTATCACTTCAGGTAGTGGTTATTGTGGTTACTCACACACAGGCGCATTTGCAGGTAAGCCACTTTCAAATAATTATGTATGGGAGGCAGGTCAAGGTATTAATTACACTCAAACTGATGTAAATAATGATTTATACAAAGTATTATCATTAGACAATGCAGTTCATTTAGCTGTTGATAATCCTTATTGGACTACACCTGATGTTACAGAAGAGCCTAATGTAGATTTATTTAATGGATACGCTTTACCTCCAAATGTAGACAGTTTATTTGATTACACTTATGATTTTGATACTGAATATCCATCTTCTACAGGGACAGGATTCGAGGGTTCTACAGGTAGAATAAGATTGAATGACTTACAATATGGAGACCAATTAAGAGTAAGGTTTGATTTTAACGTTATACCACAAATTGCAAATACAACGATAGAACCTGCTTTATGGTATAGTAATAGAGATGATAATGATAATATTACGTTTACTTTCCCTTTAACAACATCTCCTGTGTTTTTTGGTGGTGGTACTGTAGGTAATACATATTTGAATAGGGTAGAAATATCTGCATGGGTAATAAGTAATGAAGATGTAAACGCTTTAACACTACCAGCAATAAAATCAGATAATCCAATAATTATACAGCCTTTAGGTTTGTTAGTAACAGTAATTAGATAAGATGAGTATAAAGATAAAAAGAAACGAAGCAGGTAATTGTATTACGTTTGAGGGTTCATCTAATCCTGTGTATTGGAATAGCTGTTTGAGTGGGGAGATAGATTCATCAGATAACACTTTAGTTAATGTAATAAACGATATTAGGACAGCACAAAGTGGGACGCCATTTTATGAGTTTTTTAGAATACCTTACACTGTTTTTTTAGATGCTAACGGCAATTCATTTTCTAATAGTCAAGATTGTGTTGACTACATTAATCAAGAAGCTAATGTATTGGAAGCTACTTTAGCAGGTTTCTTAAATTTAGAAAATGTTTCAGGTACAAATGATAAAGTTGATTTAACAAGTGTAACAAGTCAAGATAAAATAGGGGGAGGTATAAAATTCACAGCAGGTAGCAACATCCAATGTGGACAGCCTGTATTTTACAATTATAGTTCCACAGGTGTAGTTACAGCAGTATCGGCAGGGACTTTACCATTGCAACACGATTACATAGGGATAGCTTTAAAAACAGTTACAACAGGTGAATCGGTAAACGTATTAACAAAAGGTTTAGTAACGGCGAGAAGAGATACAACTTACTTAACTTCATCAGAAACTGTAATCCTAAACAATATATCGAACAACACTACAAAGAACTTGACTAACTCTACAACTTTTGTTGATAGTGGAGATACAGGTGGGGATTATACAAGTAATGAAAACTACAGTATAACTTTTGATGCACAAGCAGGCTACACAGTAGATATAATATTTAATGATTTTCAGTTTGAACATTCAACATATAAAATGTACGATAGGTTAGGTATTCAAGGTTCTAATGATGGAATTAATTTTAATAATTTAAGCGTACAATGGTTGCAAAAATCAACTGCTTCTACACCTACATGGAGTGATAGCTTTTTTGGTAGCAATGCATGGAATAGCACAGGTGCTGATAATGGATATATTTTGCCTAAAGATACAGCAAGAGCAATTTTATTGTCAAGTGGTACATTTCCTGTGACAGTTAATACAAGTTACAGATATATAAGATTTTATTTTAGGTCAGATAGTAGCGTTAATGATGATGGGTGGAACATTACGTTACAGCCTAACACACCTTATCCATCAAACGTAGAATCAGTTGCAGAGGGAACTACCTTATATTTAGATAGTACAGATTTTACAAAAGTAACTACAGACGATACAACTCAAATAGTTGTGGGTTATTGTGCATATAATGACGCTGCGAACGATAGCATATTTTTAAGAATATAAATTATAAAAAAATGAGAATACAAGATTTAACGGAACAAACTACCTTATCTGATACAGATGTATTAGTAATAAATAATGGTAGTACAAAGAAGATTACAGTAGCCAACTTAAAAAGCGAGTTAGGTGTAAATAGTAATGTATTAAGATTGAATTTATCACAATCAGGTACAGACGCACCAACATTTACGGAATTAGAGAATACAACAGGTGCTAATATCACAGCTTCAAGATTAACTACAGGTACATATCAAATAGAAGTAGATTCAGATTTATTTACAACTGCTAATAATGTATATGTTATGATTAATGGTTATAGGTATCCTTATGCTATTTCAGCTTATAGGATATCATCAACAATAATACAAGTACAAACGTGGGTAGTATCTACTGATGGTGCTACTGATGGAGCATTAAATAGAACATCTTTAGAAGTAAGAATTTATAATTAGAAATATATGGCTAAAAAAGTAAGTCCGAAAGGAGGGAAAAGAGGTTGTTTGTGCAAAGATGGTACATACAGTTCAAAGTGTTGTGATGGAGAGTTGAAATCACAAGGAATAGGTAACATTACAGATACAGGATTAGATACTGTAACGCAATCAGAGAGTAACGGAACTCGCACAAGAACAAGGGTTTCAGGTTAGAATTTACAACAAAAATTAATAATTAATGTTATATAAGTATGAAAAAAGAAGTAATAGAAGCAATTAACACATTAAAAGTTTTTTTAGGTATGGAAAAACAAGAGGAGGTTGTTAAGTTAGCAGAGCAAATGAAGTTAGACAACGGTACTATTATCGAGGTTGAATCTTTAGAAGCAGGTGCTGCTGTAGCAATCGTAAATGAAGATGAGCGTATCCCTTTACCGATAGGAGAGTATTCATTAGAAGATGGTAGAATCTTAGTAGTATCTGAAGATGGTGTATTATCAGAAGTAAAAGATGCTGAAATTGAAACACCTGAACAAGAGCAAGTTGAAGAAGAAGCACCTATGATGAGTGAAGAACCTACTAAAGAAGCTAAGAAAGTAGTTGAATCTACTGTTAAAGAAACTTACTTTGAAGAGATTGAAAAGTTGAAAGCTGAAAACGAAGAGTTAAAAGCTAAGATAACTGAATTGTCAAAAGTAGAAGAAGTTAAAGAAGAGGTTGAATTATCTGAAGAGCCTAAGCCAATTAAATCTAATCCTGAAAACAAAGTAGAAAAGGAAGCTATTAGATTTGGTAAACAAGGTAAATCAAAAATATCAACAATTTTAGAAAAAGTATATAATTAATAATTAAAATAGAAAAGAAAAATGCCAACTACAACTAGTATTAGTACAACGTACTCGGGAGAACATAGCGGAAAATGGATATCTGCTGCATTATTATCAGGTGTAACTTTATCAAATGAGTTAATCACAATTATGCCTAACGTTAAGTTTAAATCAGTAGTATCTAACTTAGTTAGTGCTTCAGGTTTAGCTGATGCATCTTGTGATTTCACAGCTACAGGAACAGTTACTTTAACTGAAAGAATTCTTGAACCGAAGAGCCTACAAGTGAACAAGCAACTTTGTAAGGCGGACTTTAGAGACACATATCAAGCGATTGAAATGGGTTATTCTGCACACGATGTTTTACCAAAGTCTTTTGCTGATTACTTATTAGCACACCAAGTTGACCAAGTAGCTGCTGACATCGAGCAACACATTTGGAATGGAGACGCAGGTAACTCAGGAGAGTTCAACGGATTTATGACATTATTAACTACTGATGCTGATTTACCAGCTGCACAAGAAATCGCTGGAACTACTTTAGATTCAAGTGTAATTATCGCTGAGTTAGGAAAGGTTGCAGATGCGATTCCATCAAGACTATATGGTAAAGAGGGATTAAGAATATATGTTTCTCAACAAGCTATGAGAGCATATGTAAGAGCGTTAGGAGGTTTCGGCGCAGCTGGATTAGGGTCTAACGGAGTTGATAGTAAAGGAACTACTTGGTATCAAGGTGGTGAATTATTTTTTGACGGAATTCCAGTAGTAGCAGCAAATGGATTGACAGCAAACCAAATGTTAGCTACAACTAAAGAAAACTTATTCTTTGGAACTGGTTTACTTTCTGATAACAATGAGGTTAAATTGTTAGATATGTCAGATTTAGATGGTTCTGAAAACGTAAGAATCATTATGAGAATGACAGCAGGTGTTCAATACGGTAACGTTACAGATATCGTAACTTACGGAATCACTAACGCTGCTAACTAATAGTAATAATAATTAATTAAAGAGGGGAGGTAAAGTGCCTTCCCTTTTTTTGTATAACTTTAAAAATATTTAATATGTCGTGTTTATTATCTAAAGGAAGACAGGAAGTGTGTAAAGACACAGTCGGAGGATTAAAAAATGTATACTTTGCAAACTTTGACATTGAGCCTGCTGATATTACCTATGATGGTACGGATACAGATTTGATTACAGCAATCACAGGAATTTCTAACCTTTATAAGTTTGAGTTAAAAGGTAACTCATCTTTTATTCAAAACATCAACTCATCAAGAGAAAACGGTACTACTTTCTTTGAGCAAGTATTATCATTAGAATTGAAAAAACAAGATGTTGCTACAACAAAAGAAATTAAAATACTTTCTTATTCAAGACCTCACGTTATCGTGGAGGGGAATGATGGTCAGTACTTCATTGCAGGTTTGTTAAGAGGAATGGATTTATCGGCAGGTACTATAGAGAGTGGTACGGCATTAGGAGATTATAATGGATATAAAATTACCCTAACTGGCGGAGAAAAAACACCTGCTAATCACTTAGACTGTACAACAGAAGCAGGATTAGCTACATTGTTTGCTACATCAGCAGTAGATGCTACAATCGTAACTTCATAATTACTCATAATTGTTTGTTTAGCCCTCACTTTAGTTAGTGGGGGTTTTTTATTTTTAAAACAAAATTAACGTTTTAAGGTTTATTAAGTATGATAGTATTAACAACATCTACAAGTTCACAAAGTTTTAATTTCATTCCACGTACAGGAACGCAACCTACTGTTATGTTAATTACAGATGAAGAAACTAACACTACAGAAAATGTAACTATTACAAGCTATGTAGTAGATACTTACTTTGATACTATTACAGCATCATTTAGCTTAAGAGAAGGTAGATATTACACAGTAAGACTACAGAACTTTGATAGTGATGAGTATTTACAAACTGATGATTACAGCTACTTGTTAACAAGTCAAAATGATAGAATTGAAATTGATGGTTATAATGGTACAACTGAAGTTATGTATGTAGGTAAGATATTCTGTACTGACCAAACTACAGATTATTCAGTTAATAGTGGTCAATACCAACAGAAGAATACCACAAACGACTTTTTATATTTATAGAATATGAGTGATAATTTAAAGATATTTTCGTTAGCACAGCACGAAAGACCTGAAATAATAGAAGATAAGCGTAAAGACTGGGTAACTTGGGGCGATGAAAATAGTTATTTTGAGTATCTTATGGACAGATACAAAAACAGCACAACTAACAACTCTATAATTAACTCTATTGTTAGGTTAATGTACGGTAAAGGATTAGGTGCAAAAGATGCTAATAGAAAGACTGAAGAGTACGCTCAGATGATGTCGATGTTTAGCAAGGTCGATGTTAGGCAAATGTGCTACGATTTAAAACTATTTGGTAAATGTGCAATTCAAGTACACTATTCTAAGGATAGAAAAAAGGTAGCTAAAGCTTATCACATTCCAGTAAACTTATTAGCACCTGAAAAGTGTAATGAAGATGGAGATATTGAAGCATATTATTATAGTGATAATTGGCACGATGTAAGGAACTACGAGCCTAAAAGAATACCTGCATTTGGTACATCAAAAGAAAGCGTTGAAATACTTTACGTTCAACCTTATTCGGCAGGGATGAAATACTTCGCTCACGTAGATTATCAAGGTGGTGTAGATTACGCTTTATTAGAAGAAGAGATTGCAGATTACTTAATTAACGAGGTTCAGAATGGTTTCTCAGGTACAAAGGTAATTAATGTTAACAATGGTATTCCTACAGATGAACAACAGAACTTAATACAATCAAAGATAACTCAAAAGTTAACAGGTAGTAGAGGACAAAAAGTAATAGTTTCATTTAACGACAATAAAGAAAGTGCTATTACAGTAGATGATATCCCATTAAATGATGCTCCTGAACACTACACCTATTTGAGTGAGGAGGCTATGCGTAAGATTATGCTTTCGCATTCAGTTACAAGTCCTTTAATCTTTGGGATTGCATCAACTAATGGATTTTCGTCTAATGCTGATGAATTACAAAATAGCTTTGTGTTATTTGATAACATGGTTATTAGACCATTTCAAGAGATGTTATTAGATGCTTTTGATGAGATTTTAGCGTATAATGGTATTAAGTTAGACTTGTACTTTCAAACATTAAAACCTTTAGAATTTGGTACTGATGAGAATAGTCAGGAGGTTAAAATGTCAAGTGATTTTGATTTAGATTCATTCTTACAAGAAATAGGCGAAGATGTACCTGATGGATATGTAGTGATTGATGAGCGTGATGTAGATGAAGTAGAAGATGAAGATGTGTTAAATGCTTATTTAGAAGAGTTACAAAAAGAACTATTAAAAGAAGAACCTACTACACTAAGTAAGATAATGAATTTCTTTACAACAGGCACAGCAAGACCAACAGCAAGAAGTTCACAGGATAAGTTAGTTAAAGATAAGTTCTTTAAAGTACGTTATAGATATACAGGTAATAAATCTCCTGAACGTGGTTTTTGTAAGGCTATGATGAACGCAGGTAAACTATATAGAAAAGAAGATATAGATAGACTTTCTGATGCAAATCCTAACAAAGGATTAGGAGAGTTCGGAGGGGACAATTACAGCATCTTTAAGTATAAAGGAGGTGCGAGGTGCAGACATAAATGGCAACGTGTTACTATGATGATAGACCTAAACAAAGAAGATAGCGAGTTTAAAAATATAGGTACAAGAGCAGCAGAGATTAAAGGTTTTAAAGTTACTAATCCATTTGAAGTATCTGTATATCCAAACAACCTACCTTTAAAGGGATTTAGTCCAAACAATAAGAATTTACCATCAGACGTGAAATAAAATGGCAGAAGTATTATTAATAGAAAGAGCAGATTTAGTTAAGTTTACAGTTGTAGATGGCAACGTAGATACAGATAAGTTTGTGCAGTTTATAAAGATTGCGCAAGATATCCATATACAAGGTTACTTAGGAACTGATTTACTGAACAAACTAAAATCAGAAATAGAAGCAGGTACGCTATCAGGTAACTATTTATCTTTGTTAGAAAATTTTGTGAAGCCGATGCTTATCCATTGGGCTATGGTGGAATATTTGCCTTTTGCAGCTTATACAGTAGCTAATAAAGGAGTGTATAAACATACATCAGAAAATTCATCAGATGTGTCAAAGAACGAGATAGATTTTTTAGTAGAAAAGCAAAGGATAACAGCAGAAAACTATTCACAAAGATTTGTAGATTACATCTGTTTTAATCAAGCATCATTTCCTGAGTATAACACTAATTCAGGTGCTGATGTTTATCCTAAACATAATTCAAATATAGGAGGTTGGTATTTATGAAAAGATATAAAATGAAACAAGACGACATTAAGAAGTTAGAGAAATATTTAGTAAAAATGTCAAAACAAAATCCTAAAAAAAAGGTTAATTAAATATGTGGGGAGAAGCAGTATATAATACGGTAGGTTTTGGTAAGCAATCGGATGATGGAGATAACATTATAGACGAAGCTAACACATTACTTTTAATTAGTGAAGAAGATGAAACTGCATTATCTGAAGAACTTTCTATTAGTTGGGGAGGTTTTGGACTTGCATACGATAATAGTTGGTTTGGATTAACAAAATACGAAAGATAAAAAAATGGCTACAAAAAAAATAAGTGAATTTACAGCAAAGGGTGCTAATTTAGAAACTACTGATTTATTATTAATTTCTGATTACAATGGTTCAACATACGATTCAAAGTATGTAACTGGTGCAGAAGTTATGCAAGAGGTAATTCAGGTTGCAGTATCTGATGAAACTACAGCATTAACTACAGGTACAGCTAAATTAACTTTTAGAATGCCTTTTGCTATGACTGTAACAGAAGTAAGAGCATCATTAAGCACAGCAGGTACAACATCAGGTACTACTACAATAGATATTAATGAGGGGGGAGTATCAATACTTTCTACTTTGTTAACTATAGATGCTACAGAAAAGACTTCTACTACAGCAGCTACACCTGCAGTTATTAGTGATTCAGCATTAGCAGACGATGCAGAGATTACTATAGATATTGATGCAATTTCAGGAGGTGCAACTGAAGCAGGTTTAAAAGTTACATTAATAGGTAATAGAGCGTAATTATGTTTTTAATTAATCCTTATATATTTGCTAGTGGTGGTTCTTACCTGCTAGATACTTATTCAGGTGCAGATTTAGCTTTTTCAACACGTAGACTTTCTTCTACTTATATGGGAGCTTGTTTGCGTGTAAGGAGGTCAAGTGATAATTCTGAACTTGATATAGGTTTTGTAGGTCAAGACTTAGATACGTCAGCGATAAGTACATTTTGTGGAGTAGATACTGGCTACGTAACAAAATGGTACAATCAAAATGGTGGTGGTCTTGATTTGTTAAATTCAACAGCTAGTAGTCAGCCTATAATATATAATTCAGGTTTTACATTGAGGAACGGAAAGCCTTATATACAAGCCACTGCAACTAGATGGTTGTATTTTACAAGTGCATATATAATGTCAGCTAACGAGGACTATTCTCTGTGGATGACTTATGAAAAATCAAACACAAATAATAATGCTATTCTTTATCAAAGTGGCTCATCTTATATGTGGATGGATTACGGTGCTTCTCAATACGTAAACTCATCAAATACAGTTACTATTTCCCCTCAATATTTAGCAAACACTTTGTATCTTAATAATACTATTTCAGATTATTCATTGAGTACTAAAATTTATCAAAATAATGTATTGATAGGTTCACGAGGTGCTAGTACAACTGGAGGGCAAATTCTTTTTGTACCTGCGCATCAATTTAGGTCAGCAACAATTACATATTCTGAATTAATATGGTATAAATCAGATAAAACATCAGATGCATCTGCTATTAGTTCAAATATTAACGATTATTTTTCAATTTATTAATTATGACAGGATATAAATTTAACACAATAGCAGAAGTAAACAGTGCTATTCAACAAGTAAATACAGCTAATAATTTCACTCCTATTAATGGAAATGTAACGCAGACTTTAGTATGTGCAAGTCAAGGCACATATCAAGGTGATGACTTTTATTATATATTAGAAGATAATTACACGAATATTTTAGGGGTTTCAGAAGAAATATTAATTGATGAAGTTATTTAATGGAAACTTACCAATACATAGTAACAGCATTATTAGGCGTAGTCGGATACTTCCTTAGAGATGTTTACTCTAGGTATAAGGCTTTAGAAAAAGAGCATTGGAAGCTATCTGATAGAACTATGAAATTAGAAGGTAAGTTAGATAACTTAAACGAAAAGATGCCATCTGAGATTGAGAATTTAGAGCGTATAATGGACTTAAAGTTCGAGCAATTTAATAAGCAATTTGAAGATTTAGCAAGGGCAATTAGACACGCTGAAAGAACTATGAAAGCTAACGCAGAAGCATTTGTACAACTTTTCAATATGAAGAAATGAGAAGATTAATACATCGAATGCTAAGAGATACATTAATGAAGTTGGAAGAGGGTAGATTTCGCTACTCTCGTACTTCTTTAACAATGTTTAGCGCTTGGTTAATTGTTGTGTATATGGTAATCTATGACCTATATAAAGAGGGCTTTAGATACGATGTTTTTATAACTATGGTAGGTGTAGCATTAGGTACTAAATTAACTGATAGTATTAGTCAAAAGATAAAGAAATGAAGTTAGAGCATCATATTATAGGTTTATTGTTATTAGTTGCAGTGTATTTATTTATACATCGAGTACCAAAGAATGGTGTAGATGTTAAGTATATTACTAAGTACGAACAAAGGATTGATACACTAATAAAAGATACAACTATATTTAAAACTAAAATAAGACGTTTTAAAGACACTATTATAGTTTATAGAGATAGTATAATAGTAGCGAAAGAAAACAACGACACAGTTAAGATTATAGCTTTTCAAGATAGTGTAATAGAGCAACAAGATTATACTATTAAATGGCAGGATACATTGATAGGTCAATTAGATACTATTGTGATGCTACAGAATAAAGTAAACGATAAGCTAAAAGATAGCATTATAGACTTACAACAAAACAAAAAGAGAAAGAAGTTAGCACATATATTAAGTGCTATAGGTTTAACAGCTTTATTTATAGTTAAATGAAAATATCAGAAGAGGGCAAAGATTTAATTAAGTCTTTTGAGGGGTGTAGGTTAAATGCTTACAAATGTTCAGCAGGTGTACCAACTATTGGTTATGGAAATACATATTACCCTAACGGAGATAAAGTTAAAATGGGAGATGTTATTACATTACAACAAGCAAAAGAATTATTTGATGACCTCATCGTAAGATATGAAACAATAGTAAACAGCAAGTTAAAAGTAGATGTTAAACAAAATGAATTTGATGCTTTAGTATCTCACACTTATAACACAGGAGGTAGTTCTACACTGTTTAAATTGGTAAATATGGAAGCGCCAAAAGACAAAATTAAGAACTGGTTTACTACAAAATACATTACAGCTAACGGAAAAAGATTACAAGGTTTAGTAAATAGACGTTTAAAAGAGTGGGATTTATATAATAAATAGTTATATTTGTACTGATTTCATAATTAAGATTTAGTGTTTTAGCCCTTACTGATAAAAAAGTAAGGGTTTTTTTATGCTCAAAATCAACTACTTATAAATTAATTTAAAAATATTTTTATAAAAACGCTTGTAATTAAAAAAGAATGATTAGATTTGTCATATACAAACAAATAAAAACAAATAATTATGAAAGCATTAGATTTACAAAAAAGAATGAATATGTATTTAGTTAAAAAGAATTATCGTTTAGCTTATAAATCATTTTTAAAAATGAATGAATTAAGATTGAGCGAGGGTTTAGAATTTTTAACAATGCCAAATTTACAAGCGAGATTTGAAAAGTAATTAACCAACCTAACCACCACTAAAAAGTAACAAACAAAAACAAATAATTATGTTAGTAATCAAAGACCAAAAGTTAGCAGAATCTTACGACTATTTCACAAGGTTCGGAAAAGGAAGCTTTAATTTCCGTTTGTACGCAGATTTACTTACTGCTAAGGGTATTAATCCAAATGATAAGTTAGAGTTTATTAAACGTGCTAAAAACATCAAAAAATGAAAGATTTAATTAATACAATTCAGCAAGGTTTAGAGAAAGACTTGTTAAGAGCAAAAGAAATGATTAATAATGGTGAGAATGATTATGTAGTTAGTCAACATCTTATAGAAACATTAGAGATAGTAAATAAACAATTATTAATATTGGCATACGAGCCACAAATAAATAAATAAGAATTATGGACACATTATGGATTTACGATGGTATAGCTTACCATTCAAGAGATTTAGCTATTTTACATGGAGCAGATGAATTATCACTATATTCAGTTAAGTATAACGATACGTTAGATGATGACATTGATATAGATGTAAAGTTTGATAAGGTTACTTTTACCGAGTGTTACGACCAAATAGAAATAAACACTAATCAAGACCCTGATTTCTTTGAATTAGATTTTAGTATGAGATTATTAAGCAAAGATATGAAAGGTAATATTGAAGATGCTTTATATATATTCGCAGAAGAAAGTAAGTATAACGATTTAGAAGATTAATAAACAAATAAATAAAAGTAAAATGAAAAAGTTAGTATTAGTATTAGGATTAGGTTTAGTAGCATCTACGTTTAGCTGTGAAAAGAGAGGTAAATTAGATTGTAGTTGTGATAGAGTAGAAGCTGAGGGTAAATTCTACATAGTAGATTATCAATCAAGCACAGACCAAATTGATACGATTGTAAATCCAAATGTACACGAATATATCACAGTAAACGACTGCTCTAAAGAAAGAAGAAGAATAGCAGATTTCTCAGGTGCTGAGCATAAAGTTGGGGATTGTTACTAATGGGTAAAGTTATCGAATACGTTTAAAGAGTAAATTTTAGAATTAAACAATAATGGCATACACTAAAAAAATAAAAACAACAAGGATAAAAAAAGCTGGTAATCCCTCTCACATATCATTTAATGAGGGGGAAACAATGTACAGATTTTTAAATAGACAATATACATATATAGTCGGTCAAGTAATAGAATCAAATAATGATGTAGTGATTTTTGATTGCGGTAAAGTTGTTAATAAATTAGATATTATTTATTATGCAGGTGTAAAGTTCAAAAGTTTACCACGTTACGACAAAGAAGTTGAAAGCACAAAAATTTTAGGAGTAAAAAACCAATCTTATCTAACAGAACAAGAAATGATTATAGGTTATGTTGCACCAAGTTATAATCAATTAAGTAAAGAAGAAAAAGAGATTTGGAAAACAAAATAAGTAAATATATGTTAATTAAACAGTTAAGAACAAGAAAACAAATGATTAAAGGTGGTGTAATTAAACAACGTTATTTTAGACTATTACATAAAGAACACAGCCTAATTTTAAAATCTCTAAATTATTACAAAAATGCAGAAGAGAATTGATGAACTACTACTATCAGGTAAGAGTATAGCTGACGTAGTTAGAATAGTATCCAATGAAACTGGTAAATCTAAACAAAACATAAGATACCACGTTAACAAGATTAAAGACAAAAACAAAGCATTAAGAGAAGAGTGTGAAGATAAAGGTATAGACTTCGATAGTGTAAACTACTATTGGTATAAGAGTGAAAAGTTTTCAATAAATGCTACACCTACTGAAACTGTAGACTATGAGAAAATCATTAATGACATTTTAGAGCAAAAGTTCACTAAGTTAGAAAAGAAAGAATTACCAGAAGTAGAAACATTTGATAGATTAGTATTTACTGACACGCACGTGGGAATGGACGCATCTCGAAAGGGAGTTGCAATGTATGCTGAAGAGTGGGGAGGGGAGATGTTGTTCCAACGTATAGAGGAAATGGCTAATAAGATGTTGTCGTGTAAACGTTCAAGTGTATTATATATTGATGACTTAGGAGATTATATGGATGGTTTTAATGGTTTGACTACGCGTGGAGGTCACAAGTTACCTCAGAATATGACTAATGAAGAAGCATTCGACACAGGTTTAAAAGCTAAATTAATGCTTGTTGACTTACTAAGTAAAGAATATGAGTTTATAACGTTTAACAATGTGTGCAACGATAATCATTCAGCATCTTTTGGCTATACTGTTAATAGTGCATTTAAGCAAATATGTGACGTTAAGTACAATAATGTAGAAGTAGTTAACCATTTAAAGTTTATGAGCCATTATGTTGTAGGAAACCACGCTTTTGTGATTACTCACGGTAAAGATGATAGGCACATGAAGTATGGATTTAAGCCTATTCTAGATGCAAAACAAGTTTACAAAATAGACCAGTTTCTAAAAAACGAGGGTATTTATAGAAAAGCAAAGTATATCGAAATAAGTAAAGGAGATTCACACCAATGTTTGTTTGATATGTGTACATCTGACGACTTTCACTATTTTAACTTCGCTGCTTTTTCTCCATCTTCTGAATGGGTCCAGTTAAACTTTACTAAAGGACGTTCAGGATTTACTATAATGCACATCGACAAATACACACCTAATAAATCAATATTCCCTTATTTTTTTAATAACAATTAATTATGAATATAACAGATAAAATAACAATTACAAACGAGGACAATATGCAGTTAATGGCACGTTATCCTGATAACTATTTTGATTTGGCTATTGTAGACCCTCCTTATGGGATTAAAATGCATGGTGGAACAAGACAATATAATACTTATAAGAAAAAAGATTGGGATAATAATATACCACCAAAAGAATATTTTGAAGAATTAATGCGTGTTTCAAAAAATCAAATTATCTGGGGAGGGAATTATTTTACAGAGTTTTTATATCCTTCAAGATGTTGGATGATTTGGGATAAAACAATTCATGGAAACACTTTTGCTGATGGTGAAATGGCTTGGACTTCTTTTGATAAGAATACAAGAATACTCGATTTAAACATTAATGCAAATCAAGGAGTAAGATTTCACCCAACACAAAAACCAATAAAACTTTATAATTGGGTTTTAGATACTTTAGCAAAAGAAAATGACAAAATACTAGACACTCACTTAGGTTCAGGAAGTATAGCGATAGCGTGTCATGATTACGGATTTGATTTAACAGCTTGTGAGTTAGACAAAGAATACTACGACAAAGCAATAGAAAGAATAAAAAACCACGTTTCACAACAAAAATTATTTTAAAATGAAAGCAACAATAACATTCGAAGAAGAAGAAGATTTAAGAACTGCGTTAGACGGTTATAAATGGAAGCTAGTAGCTTGGGATTTAGACCAAGAAATGAGAAGATTATTAAAGTATGATGATACTATTTCAGATGAGAAATGGCATCAAGTAGAAGAACTAAGAACGAAATTAAGAGAAATTATTAACGATTACGGATTAAAATTAGATTAATTATGAACGCAAAACAAAGAAAGTTAGAAAGATTGGCACAATACAAAATGAATAGTGCTAGATATGATAAAGCAGTAGTAGTAACTTATGGTGGTTTACTAGCCTTAATTGACTACATAGAAGATTGTAACGAAGTATTCCCTGAACTGGTTACAACATCATTAAAGAATGAAGTAAACAAAGTTTTAAACAAAGTGTATGATACTAAAGCAGAAGCTGAAGTAATCGAAGAACATAATGAGATTGCAAATTTATTTAGAGAAGTGATTGCTGAATTAAAATAATTTATTATATTTGCAAAGGGGGTTATTTGTCTTACTCCTATTTTTAACATTCTTTACTCTATCCCCTGTAGAAATACAGGGGTTTTTTATTTATTACACTTTGTATTTAGTGATGTGTAATAGTCTAAACGACATAAAATCAGCAACTTAAACCTAATTATTACAGATTACACGTTTTTCTTAATGTTTCTAAAAGTTCTAACGTAAAAAAAATAAAGTTTAATCAAACAAAAAAAATACATATAGTTTATAAAATATACATATAATGTGTAATGTGTAATAATATACCCTCAATCTCAATGTTTATAGGGGATTCGATTATTACAGATTGTGTTTTTTAAGTGTAATAAAGTGTAATGTGTAATATTTTTTTATATAGTTTTCATTTATATTAAATAATTTATTATATTTGCAAACGTGAAGGGACGCACAATTAAAGACATTATTAGAAAAGGGTTTTAAATTAGTAGGTCGTCCCTCCGAAAGTTTGAAGCCCTTTTTATTTTTTAAAACTTTTATAAATGATTAGTATTTTTAGAACTTGCAAAGAGAAAAACGCAAAACCTATTAGAAACTTATCTGAACATTCCTTTTTTGATGGAGTAAAGAATGGACAATGGCAAGATGAGGTGTTAGATTACAGAACAGGTAAGATTGAAAAAACAGGGTTAAACTGTTTAACACCATCAGGAGTATTCTCACAAAGAGAAATTAAAGGTTTGGTAGAACATTCAAACATAATTTGTTTAGATGTTGATGCAAAAGACCAAATAGCAGATTTTGATATTGAAGAAATTAAACAAGACCCTTATGTTTATGTAGTTCACGAATCTTGTTCAGGTAATGGTGGCTATGCTATTTATGTAAAGATTGATGGTAATAAACATTTAGAGGCATTTTTAGGTTTAGAACATTACTTTTTTGTTAACTATTCAATAGTATTAGATAAAGCTTGTAAAGATGTATCAAGATTAAGATTTGTATCATTTGACCCTTACTTGTTTCAAAACAATAAATCTAAGGTATTTAAAAAGTATTTAAAGAAAAAAGAAGTACAAGCAAAACAACATAAGACTATAGTTGTTAAGTCTGATTTTGATGAAATGGTTAATCAAGCAAGTTCAATGAATTTGTTTGATGATTATAACGATTATATTTCATTATGCTTTGCTTTAGTTTCTGAATTTGGAGAAGATGGTAGAAATTACTTTCACACGCTTTGCTCATCATCAAGTAAGTATAAGTATGAAGAAGCTGATAAACACTTTACACAAGCTTTAAAACGTGAAAAAACAGGTATTACAATTTCAACTGTTTACTATAAATTTAAAGAAGCAGGTATTTCATTGACATCTGAACGTACAGAGCAAATAAAATCTATTGCTAAGTTAGTAGAAAATCCTTCTGAAGTTTTAGAGGAGTTGAATATTAGAGATGATGAAAACTTAATTGAAAAGTTTAAAGATAAATCTGATGAAGAAAAAACTGAGATTGATTTGATAATTGATTTAATTAAATTCTCTAAGGTTAAATTTAATGAAGTATCAAGAAACTTTGAGTTTAATGGCGAAGAGATGAACGATAGATTATTAGCAAAGTTTTATACTCAGGTATGGACAAAGATTGATGATGGTATTTCAAAAGATAAGATATTTACATTAATACAAAATAGAGATAATTCTGAAAGTTATAATCCTATTCACGAATGGTTTAATAGAAATAAACATATAGAAGCAAAAGGTAATTTTGATGAGTTAGTTAAATGTTTTAATATTGAATCACACATTTATGAAGAGAATAAAGTTTATAAAGTTACAGATTATTTAGATGTATATCTTAAAAAATGGTTATTAGGTTTGATAGGTTCTGCTTATGGTACATATTCATTAATGATTTTAGTGTTAAGTGGGGAGCAAGGAATTAAGAAAACAGAGTTCTTTAGAAATTTACTGCCTAAAGATTTAAGAAAGTTTTATGCTGAATCTAATTTAGATGAGGGTAAAGATTCAGAAATATTAATGACTAAAAAGTGGTTAATTATTGATGATGAATTTGGTGGTAAATCTAAAAAAGATGCAACAAAATTAAAACGTTTATCTTCACAGCAAAACTTTTCAATTCGTATGCCTTATGGTAGGGTTTCAGAAGATTTAAACAGATTAGCAGTTTTAGGTGGTACTTCTAATGATTACGAAATTATAAACGACCCTACAGGTAACAGAAGAATTATTCCTGTCAACTTAATATCTTTTGACTTTGATAGATTTGATAAGATTAATAAAACTGAATTGTTTATAGAATTGTATAAGGAATGGGAACAAGATAAAAAAGGATGGTTCTTAACAAAAGAAGAGATTGAACATCTTAATATGGCTACAACTAAAAACGTTCAGGTAATGTCTGAAGTTGAAATTATTGATAGGAATTTAAGATATGACCCTTATTCAAAAATGACTAACACAGATATAAAATTAGAGTTAGAAAAGTTATTTCCAAGTTTAAGAACATCATCTAAAAGAATAGGTCAAGCTTTAAAGCTTTGTGGATATGAACAAAAGATTAAATGTATTGATGGTAAAACTGTTAGATATTACGAATGTATTTTTAAACAATAATTATGTTAAGGGACTATCAAAAAGAAGCAATACAACAGTTTGAAACATCTGAATCTAAAAATATTCTTTTACAGATGCCTACTGGTGCAGGTAAAACTTTTACATTTTGCGAAATAGCGAAAAGGTATAATCAAAAGAATAATAAGAAAGTATTAATATTAGTACATCGTACAGAACTATTAGAACAAGCTAAACGTTCTTTAGGTCAGAGATGTTTCGCAATAGAAAAAGGTGTAAAAAACATATCACACCATTATGATTTTTATGTTGGTATGGTAGAAACATTAAACCGTAGATTAGATAAAATACCTGAATTTGGTTTAGTTATTATTGATGAAGCACACATAGGTAACTTTAAAAAGATGCCTTTCTTTTCTGATTCAGAAATAAAAGTTTTAGGTGTTACTGCTACACCTGTAGCAGAACAGCCTTTATCTGATTATTATAATAGAATGTTAATGCCTGTAACTATTAATAAGTTGATTGAAGATAAATACTTATTGAATTGCCAAGTTTATGGTTTTGCATCTGATTTAGTAGCTACACAAAAGTTTAAAGTTAAGCGAGGGGATTTTGATGATAAGCAGTTAGAAGAGTTTTATTCATCTGAGAAGATGGTTAAGAATGTTATTAGAGCATATAACGAAAAGTTACATAATCAAAAGACATTAATATTTAATGTAAACGTTAAACACAATCAAGCTGTTTATAATGCTTTTAAAAGTCAAGGTTATAATGTGTATTCATTAACTGGTGAAACACCAACAAATGAACGTAAAGATATACTTAAAAGATTCAAAGAAGAAGATAACGCAGTTCTTTGTAATGTAGGTGTATTAACAGCAGGTTTTGATGAGCCAAGTGTTAAGGGTGTTATATTAAATAGGGCTACAAAATCTTTAGCTTTATATCTTCAGATGATAGGTAGAGGTTCAAGATTATATCCAAACAAGGATAAGTTTATAGTTTTAGATTTAGGTAAGAATACAATAAGACACGGTTTTTACGATGGTTATTTTAATTGGAATAAGTACTTTATTAATGGTACTAAAAAGAAAAAAGGTACAGATAAAGAGGGTGCAGCACCAATTAAAGAATGCCCTGATTGTGGATTTACTTTACATAGTAGAAAAGTAAGCTGTGATAATTGTGGACACGATTTTGAAGAGGAACGTGAAAGGCAAAAGAAAGAAGAACGTGAAGAGAAGTTATATCTTCTAACAAAAGAAAAGCCTATAAATATACCTTATGATAATCTTTATGAACTCGCTGAGAAAAGACAATGGAAACCATATGCAATGTTACATAAAATACAGGAGCATATTTTAAAGTATCAGAAAAGATATGCTGATATAGTAGATGATGAATTTTGTGAAGCACAAGCATTAATAGAATTATCAAACTGGTGTATAAAACACAATAAGAAGAATAATAAATGGCATAAAGAATTAATGATTAAACAATTAAATGAAAAGAGAAATGCAGAAGTCAGAAAGTAAGATACAGCAAGAGATTGTAGTATGGTTTAGAAACAATAACCTTAAAACAAATAACATTATTTTTAGTGTACCCAACGAGGGTAAAAGTGCAAAAGAGCAAATGTTTAAGAAAGCTACAGGTTTAATGTCAGGTGTTAGTGATTTGATATGTATTAATGATGGGGAGGTTATATTTATTGAATGTAAAGATGCAAAAGGTAAGCAATCAGATAAACAAATAAAGTTTGAAGAGGTAGTTAAAACACAAGGATATAGATATATTTTAGTGAGAAGTTTAGATGAATTTAAAAATAAATTAAAAAAATAGTTGTAAATCAATTTATAATAACTATCTTTGACAAAAATAAACAATTATGAACAAAACAAGATTAATTCAAGTAAAAGTAGATAAGGCAAATCAAAGCTTTATCAAGAAAGTAGACCCTATTGCAAAGCTAAATGGCTATGAGTACAAACCTGAACGTGTGAACTATTGCTTAACAATGTTAAGAGAACTACACGAAGCAGGTAAATTCGATTTAAAAGATTTTATTAAGTAACACAAAACAATTAATTAATTATGGAAAAGTTAATGAGTATTCAGAATGAGTTGAAAGCACCTAAAAGCCAGTATAATTCTTTTGGTAAATACAACTATAGAAGTTGTGAAGATATTCTTGAGGCAGTTAAACCTTTATTAAAAAAGCATAATTGTTCTTTGATAGTATCAGACGAGATTAAAGAAGTTGCAGGTATTACATTTGTAGAAGCTACTTGTAGATTTTGGGAAAACGAATCAGTAGATAACGAGGTTGTAGTAACTGCTCAAGCAGGTATTGACATTCACAAAAAAGGAATGGATATGTCGCAATGTTTCGGTAGTTCTTCAAGCTATGCAAGAAAGTACGCTTTAAATGGTTTATTCTTAATTGATGATACTAAAGATGCTGATGCAACTAATAACCATAAGAAGCAATCAATAAGCAATGATAGATTTGAGAAAGCTTGTAAACTAATCACAGAAAAGAAATACACAGTAGAAGAATTAAAGAATAGTTTTGAACTAACAGAACTACAAGAAAAAGCATTATTAACACTTTAAAACAAATAAATATGAATGAACATTTAGACATCGACAGAGAAAGAGAAGAGTACGAGTATAACAACTTACAACAATCTCAAGACCAACTAGAGCAAATCAGTAAAGTAGGTGTGCCTAACGTAACATCTATTATTAACGGTATAGTATCAGATGTAGAAGTAGGTAACATTAATGCATTAGATGCCTTTGCTATCTTTAAAAAGATGGAAGCATTATTTAATGAAGCTAAAAAGTCTATAGATAGTTTAGCAATAGATGAAGCAGAAACATTTGGAGAGTCTACATTCTCACACAATGGACAAAAGTATGAAGTACGCAACGGTGCAACAAGATACTCCTTCAAAGGTATTCAAGAGTGGGAGGAAAAGAACGCAGAACTAAAAGCAATAGAAGAAAAGTACAAACAAGCCTACAAGAACTTTAAGATAGGTTTAAGTGCCTTAGATGAAATAACAGGGGAGTTAATAGACTTACCTACAGTAACACAAAGTAAATCAAGTTTAATAGTTAAAAACAAATAAAGTAAAATGGAAGTAACAGGTAGAATTAAAATGATTAATCCCACTCAAGTAGTAAGTGAGAAGTTTAGTAAAAGAGAGTTTGTAGTAACAACAAATGAAACATACCCTCAAGATTTAATGATGCAAATTACACAAGATAAATGTAGTTTATTAGACATCTTTAAAGTAGGTGAGAATGTAACTGTATCTATTAATTTAAGAGGTAGAGAATGGGTTAATCCACAAGGCGAATCTAAGTATTTTAATACTATTGAAGCATGGAAGATAAGTAAATTAGAATCTTCAGGAACTGTTGCAAATTCAGAAACTGTAGAAAACGATAATTTGCCTTTCTGATATTAACTAAGCACCCTACTAAGAATAAATATTAACATTTATTAAACGCTTAAACGGTAGGGTGTTTTTTTATAACGAGGAATAAACAACGTTTTAATGCTGTTTATATGTTGTTAGGTATAGCGATTAGTTAATGATAAATTAATAGAATGAGGAAAATAATACTGCATTTGTGTGCTGATATAGGTAGCGACAGTAGATACTACCAGTTAGACAATAAATACGAGGTTATAAAAATAGGAATAGAAATAGGTGTTGAAAATTATACACCTCCTAAAAATGTTTACGGTGTAATTGCTAACCCTGTCTGCACAGAATTTAGTAACATACAAGGAAGAAGCGAAGATAAAAAAGACTATGAAAAAGGGATGTATTTAGTTAATCATTGCCTGAGAATAATAAAAGAATGTAAGCCTCATTTTTGGACAATAGAAAACCCTGCAAAAGGCGATTTGCATAAGTTTTTAGGTAAACCAAAGTTAAAGTACCAACCTTGGCAATATGGTAGCCCTTGGACAAAAGAAACGGCTTTATGGGGTGAGTTCAATACACCTAATAAGATGTTTGATAAATGGGAAGATGTGCCTAAAAATGAAAAGCTATACATAAGACCAACAAGAAAAAAACCATCATTAGCAATACTGCATAAATCAAGCAAAGAACTTATACCTGAAATGCAATGGGCAAAGCATTTGATTAATGATGATATGAGTATAAGAAGTTGGTGCAGTCAAGGATTTGCTAAAGCATTTTATGAAGCGAATAAGTAAGTTACACCTAACGAGAAATAAACAACGTTTTAATGTTGGTTATGGAGTGTTATTAATTTAAAAAGAAATGACGTATATAACCATCATTGTATAGTATAATGTGCAGTAATGATGGATAATACCAACAGTAAATTAAATAAAATGAAAATAGGAGATAACATATTAATTACAGAATCAGCTTACGGTAGTGAACTACTAACTGTAGGTAAAGAATACGAGGTGTTAGATTTCGATTTTGATGGTGAACCTGTAGTAACTTTAGATGATGGTCAAAAGATAGGGCTTTGTTTAAATCAAATAGAGTACAAACTAAAACTAACAGAAACTAAACCTAAGCAATATCAAATAGGTATAGATACCTTTCAAAGAGCAGAAGCTAATATGACTAAAGATGAAATACTTGCTTGTGTACGTTTCAACATAGACAAATATAACTGGAGGAAAAAAGGTCAAGACAAAGAAGATTTTGAAAAGATTATTAAATATGCTGAATGGGCATTAAAACAAATGAAATGAAGAAAAGAGTTAAATACATACTGAACCACAAAACAACATACTTAGCATTTAAACATAACTATGAAGTAGAATCAGAAGATGAAAACTTTTATTACTTTAAGTTTGGAGATACCTTAATAAAATATCCTAAGTTTTATTTCATAGTGATTAACAACTAATCAAAAAAATGATTATATTTACGTCGTAACAATAAACGACAAAAAGTGAGCCTATTATTAGAATTAAGTAAGTACCATAATGAATGGATAACCATCGTTAAATCTTTTGGGGAAAAAGACGAACACGAAGATATAGTACAAGAGATGTACATAAAATTAAACAAGTACACCAAGCTACAAAACATCAAACAAAACGGTAAACTGAATAAAAGCTACGTTTGGCTTACTTTACGCAATCTATACTACAATAAACAAAATCAATCTAACAAGGTTTATTATATAGATATAGAGGACTGTAGGTCAATATCTGCTGAAGATTACAATAAACTACACTTTGAGTCACAATCAAAGATAAGTGAACGTATACAACAAGAAATAGACAGTTGGCATTACGCAGATAAAATACTGTTCGAAATATATCTAAAAGAAAAGAAGTCAATGCGACAACTTGCAAAAGAGATAGACATCAGTTTAACGACTGTATTCTGGACCATAAAAAGATGTAAGCAAAGACTATTAGAAAGTGTAGGAGAGGACTATGAAGATTATTTAAATAACGATTACGAATTGATATGAGTGAAACAAAACCAAAAAGAACGAGAAAACCAAGAGCAAAGAGTAAAGGTTTAGGAGATAGTATAGAAAAAGTAACTAAAGCGACTGGTATAGATAAGCTAGTCAAATTTATTGCTGGTGAGGATTGTGGGTGCGATGAAAGAAAGGAGAAACTAAATAAAATGTTTCCTTACTTCAAACCTTTATGTCTACTTGAATATGAATACAATGAACTAACAGAGTTCTTTAATGGTCGTACAAGCCAAATAAAGCCATCTCAACAAAAGAAACTACTATCAATATACAATAGGGTACTAAACCAAAAACAAGAGCCTACAACGTGCTCTGATTGCTGGAGGGATATTATAAACAAACTAAGAAAGGTTTACGATGAGTACTAAAATAGTTGAAGTCTTTGAGTGGTATCAGCTAGATGTACACTTAGATTTAACGCTAAGGTTGTATACAAAGCATTTTATACTAATGTGTAATAATTAATCAAATATTTAAATTGTATTAGATTATGGATAAAAGGAAAAACAACGGAAATAAAGGTCATTCAACCAAAGCTAAGGGTGTTGACAAAAGAAAAAACGAGTACAGAGAATTATTAGACTTAGCTGCTACTCCTGATGAAGTTATAGAAGTAATAAAAACTTTAAAGACTAAAGCAATAGAGAAACAAGATGTAAACGCTATTAAGCTATTCTTAGAGTATTACTTAGGTAAACCTAAAGAAACTATTGAAACAACACACAACGTTAACACGTTTGATATTAAACAAGTATTAGGATTTGGAGAATAAAGTTTTAATCAATCCTAAGTACACATCTTTGTTTAGTGAAGATAGTAGATACTTTGTAGTAACGGGTGGTCGTGGTAGTGGTAAATCATACACTATAAATATGTTCTTACTTGCTTTGACTTATGAAGTAGGACATACAATTCTATTCACACGTTACACATTAACATCTGCACACGTTTCAATCATTCCTGAATTCTTAGAGAAGATTGAACAGTTAGAAAATCATAACGACTTCCATATTACAAAAGATGAGATTGTAAACCTAAAAACAGGAAGTAAGATTATCTTCAAAGGGATTAAAACAAGTTCAGGAACTCAAACAGCATCATTAAAATCATTAGCAGGTGTTACTTGTTGGGTTTTAGATGAAGCAGAAGAATTAGTTGATGAAGATATCTTTGATAAGATTGACCTTTCGATAAGAGCAAAGAACAAACAGAATAGAGTTATACTTGTACTCAATCCCGCAACAAAAGAACACTTTATTTACCAGAAGTTTTTTGAGAGCAAAGGAGTAGAATCAGGTAGTAACTTAACTAAAGGAGATACAACTTACATTCACACTACCTATTTAGATAATATAGAAAACCTTTCACAGTCATTCTTAGACCAAGTAGAAGATACAAAGAAACGTAGACCTGAGAAGTATAAACACGCAATACTTGGTGGTTGGTTAAACAAAGCTGAGGGAGTTATATTTACTAATTGGAGTGTAGGACAATTTCCTAACACAAATGATACAGTATTCGGACAGGATTTTGGATTTAGTCAAGACCCTACAACATTAATAGAAACACACATAGATACAGCTAAGAAGATAATCTATGCACGTCTACACGTTTATAAAGCAGGTTTAACAACTTCAGAGATTGCTCAATTAAACTACAAATTTGCACAAGATAGATTAATAGTGGCAGATTCAGCAGAGCCACGTTTGATTGCTGAACTAAAAGCAAAGAAGTTGAACATAGTACCGACTATTAAAGGTGCTGATTCAGTTAAGTATGGTATTAGTTTAATTCAGGACTATGATATGGTAATAGATGAAAGTTCTATAGACTTAATTAAAGAGTTGAACAATTATTGTTGGTTGGAGCGTAAGAGTGAAACTCCCATCGATAAATTCAATCATGGACTGGACGCACTACGCTATGCAGTAGCTTATCAGTTAGCTAATCCAAACAGGGGAAACTACGCAATATGGTAGAACAAGTACACATAAATCAAATGATAGCAATGTGTGAAAGCTATCTAAAAGATGTTAAAGGTTATCAAGGTAAGATAGTATTTAATCAACAAATAGTGCATCCTATCCAAAGACAGCAATTAAAAGTGCAATTTCAATTATTAAATGAGTTATATTCAGTAGCAAAAAAACATTATGAAGATAAAAATAAAAGTGCCAAGTGATTTAAGCGAGATAACGTTACACGACTATCAACGTTATATGAATGTAATAGATAATTCTAATGATGAGTTATTTATTGCACAAAAGACTGTGAGCATATTTTGTAATATATCACTACAGCAAACACTACAAATAAATATAAACGATATTTACAGCATCGTAGA